CACCATTCCAATGGAACCAGCTCGCCAGAACCGGGTTTCTTGATCTGCATGAGGAAGTCAAGCACAATAGCAGCCAGCCTTGATGCAATGTCAATGGGAAGACCGCCCAGCACCATGTCCCACACGTGATCACTGACATCTTTAATGGTACTGCCAAGGTCGCGGACAGGGTCCTTGTACCAATTCCCGGAGCAGAATGTGAGGATGGTGTGTGCCACGGGGTAACATGGCAGAGCTCCTGGATACCGCATCAATTGGAGAAACTCATCGTGCCGGAAACTGAGCAGCCCCTTCGACACCTGAGATGTGTAACCCAAAGCATCAGCGACGTAAGTATGGCATACAGCAGCAGACCAATTGCTGAAGGCGAGAGTCTCATCATCACCGCAGACGCGTTGCTTGCTGAAAGTGTTCATGGGGAAGAGCACTCGTAACACAGACTTAATGCAGTTTAGATAGACAACATGCAGCATCGTGTTGTCACGCGCGGTGTTGCGATGTCCGGACCACAGACCAGCAACCGCAATGTACTCTCCGAGAGGAGCTAAAACTGGCAGCACCATAGCTAGAGGCTACCCACGTATGGGCCATGACCTTGTCACGTGCCCACCGCTCCCCTTTGACTTCGCTCCACTGCTCCGCAAACACCAAGTCTATCAGCTGCATTGACCGAAATGAATTCAGCATGTTAAAATTTGAATAGTCGTTGCTTACGCGCCACACATCGCGTCCAATATCAAAGTTGACCCATTCTGACACATCAGCAGGATCCTGTCTGAGTACCATACCATCACTTTTCATGACTAGTTCAACTTGTGCAGATGCGTAGGCGGCAACAAATGCAGTAGTATCATCCACTGCTAGCAAAGCACGCCTCTTGAACCCAGGCTCTGGCTTGGTGGACCCACGGGCGTGACAACTGGGCATACACCGCACGCTGCGCAAAAGCTCATCTGTAGGGATCACCTCCTGCACAACCGGCTTTGTTGGCCTCATCTGAAGGTCGAGAGCATCATTACCAAGCTCCTTAAGACGATGCTTGACATCAGCACCTTGTGACGTGGTGCCCTTGGGCATATTCCACCACCTATTACTTATGTACTCACCGAAAGAGCCACCAGAACGCTTGAGGGCAGGCATGGCACTCTGTACAAGACGGCGGAGTGTATATAGCCGTATCTGCCGGTACCCGTCTGAAGGTATGCGTCCTTTCCAATAACCTCGCTTTGCAGTGGTCTCCGCTGTGCGTTCAGCCACCTCCTTGGCCCAATCAGCCTCGGCGTCTGTTCGCCCCATCAAAGCAACAGTACGGCGCAGAGCGTGTGCCAACCGAACCTCATCAGGCCCAGTTCCCATTATCTGTCCAAGGCGCCGAGCCTCATCACAAAAGGGTTTGATGATGTCGGCCCACTTGGAGAGCGGGATTTTCCATATTGGCAGCACACGATTCATGTACTGGCCGATGTCAGTGTGCATCCAGATAGCAAGGGCTGCAACACTGTACTCAAGCTGCCCCTGCTGTGCATATAGCATCTCACGCTGAGGGGACATGGGAGGCGCCAATCCAGCACGGAGCACTGACCAAACAGTGACTTTCATAATGTCAGAATATTTGGGCGGGGGCCGCAAAAACTCCAGCTTGTATGGACTGACATCAGCCGCTGGCTCATGAGCAAGGCGGGACTCAGCAGCAATGATGGCCTCCTGCACTGCCGCAGCATCTGGCTTGAGCCTGAGGATGCAAGCATCTTCTATGCCGACCACACCCCCGCCAAAACCGATGCGTACTTCAGCGCGACAACATGGCCTCAGCTGAGCACATATGGCATCTAAGCGGCTGAACTGCTGGGCGGATGAAACCCAATACTCTCCATTTGGAAGACTGGAACCGCAGGCTCTGCATCCTG